AGACAGAACGGTCGTCGTATCAAAGATCATAACGAACCTGTTTTTACTTTGACTGCACAAGACCGCCACGGTCTGATGGTTGGGACATCGCTAAGGAAGCTCACACCTTTAGAGTGTGAAAGGCTTCAGTCTCTACCTGACAACTGGACAAAATGGTACAAGGACGGTTCTTTGGTTGGTGACGCTCAAAGGTATGAAAGGTGTGGACGAACAGTCACAGTTAATGTTATTTATGAAATTTCAAAAAGGTTACCACTATGAAATCTTGGACATTTGACTCGGAGGAAATCACAACAAAGTTTGACTCCCATGTGAGGGAGCAACTCCCATGGTATGACATGGTGACTGAGACGGTTGCATTCATTACAAGGAATTACCTTACATCACAAAACCAAGTAGTAGACATTGGGTGCTCGACTGGGAACATGATTGACAAGCTATTGCCTTTGCTTAAAGACCGAGATGCTGAGATTTTGGGGTTCGAGAGTAGTAAGAGTATGTTTGATTTTGCCGAAAGAAAATATGAAGACGAGGATTGCGTTGATATTGAATACGGAGACATTACTGAGGAATATATTCCCCATGCTCAGGTTTATATTTTGTTCCTGACTTTGATGTTTATCCCAATAGATAGGCGAAAAAAGCTTTTAAACGGCATTAGAGAGCGTTGTAAAAAGGGTGGGGCAATCATAGTGGTGGACAAGATTAACGACCATGGAGGGTACTTCTCGACCGTTTTAAAACGATTGACATGGCATTTCAAGATTCTGCAGGGGGCGAAGCCTGAAGATATTGTGGGTAAAGAAATTGAATTGTGTGGGGTTCAAATACCAATTGATGCAAATTTACTACACGATGGGAAAATGTTCTTCAGGATGGGAGACTTTGCAGGATGGGTAATTGAATGTTAACAACATCTTTATATAACATCATTTCATGGGTGCTCATCCTTTCAGGAGCGATGGGCATCTTTACCATCTCAGCCTTAGTGTTTTGGCTTATTTACTGGGAGATTACCAATTGAACGAAAACAAGATAAACCAAGCCTTTGAGAAAGCCTATGCTGAGTGGAAAGCAGACGCTACCCAACAGCTAAAGACAGCAGAGGACGAGGCATTTGAGGCACTAGAGAGGCAACTGTCAGGTTGGCGTAAGAGACAGATAGAACAGAAGATGGACAGTATAGAAAAGTATGACCCATCAAAGATATTCATCCAAGCAGGGTGGTACAGCAAAGAGCAGTTGACTAACCTCATAACCAAAATGGATCAAAAATGACTAATGAAGAAATCTCAGGAACAAAAATTACTTTTTACAAACCTCCTGAACCTGTTGGTTATTGGTGTTTATATGGTGGCTCACCAACAACAACATTTGCAATGTTTCAAAAGCCAACTGATGAACAAATTAAAAACACAACTGAGTTGTTGGGATGGATTTGGAAGGATGCAAAATGACTAACGAAGAGATCATAGAGTTGGCACATAAGGCGGGTCTTCACTTGGCAACAGATGTGAACTGGATGCCCATAATAGGGCTTGAGTATCTTGAAAGATTTGCCAAACTGATAGCAGAAAAAGAACGTGAGGCGTGTGCAAAGATGGTTGAAGATTCTTGGATGGCCTTTGCTAGAAGAAGTAATCGTTTGGACATTACGCCATTTCCAGAATTAACTTATGTTGCCGAAGCAATCCGAGCAAGAGGAGATAGCAAATGATTACGCAAGAAAAACTTAAAGAGTTGGTTGATTATGTTGATGGAAAGCTCATTGCAAAAACCAATAGCAAATGCAGAAAAATTGGTGATGAATTAAGTTCGCTTACAGACAAGGGTTATCTCAGGTCAAGCGTAGATGGTAAGTCTTACCGTGTACATCGTTTGGTTTTTTTGTATCACCATGGGTATATGCCAATTCAGGTTGACCATATTGACGGCAACAGAATAAACAACAAAATTGAAAATTTAAGAGAGGCAACATCATCACAAAACAATCAAAATAGAAAAGCTACAAGCTCAAGTGGTGTCAAAGGTGTTGTCTGGCACAAGCAATCAAAAAAATGGGTTGCGTCAATTTGTGTAAACAGAAAAAGCATTCACCTTGGTTCATTTTTATCAATTGAAGAAGCCGCCTTAGTCGCAAATAAAGCTAGGCAGTCAGCACATGGTGAATTTTATAGGGGACAAGAATGAAAGTACACCATCTTAAAGATTGGGATGCTACTGCTATGCTCAACCATGCAATAGAACGCATATCCCCTGACCAATCTTGCATTGTTCTTTTTTATGAAGACGATGAACTTAAATCACTTTCATCTCATGTAGATAATCAGCACGCTGTATGGATGTATGAATTGGCAAAGCTAATCATACTTCATCAATGCATTAACCATGAGTGACAAGAATGAAATTTAGAAAAAAACCTGTTGTGATAGAAGCCACACAATGGTTCAAAATGGGTGACCATCCAATGGTCTATGAGGTCATGGGTAATCCTAAAGAAATCAATGGATGGATTCGTATGACTCCAACAGGAGAATATGCTATCAAAACCCTTGAAGGCCATCATATCGTCAGTTCAGGTGATTGGATCATCACTGGCGTGAAGGGCGAACACTATCCATGTAAGCCTGATATTTTTGAAATGACATATGAAAGGGTAGAAGAATGAAAACCAAAGAAGAAATTAAAGAAGAGCTTATTGAGTTGTATGGTGCAAACAAAGCATTAGTCGAAGCAATGAAACAACTACACAATCAGCAAATGGAAATAACAAAGAGTATGTTTGCCTTGAACAATATGTTGAGAGACATGGAGAACAAGGATGAATAAAAACGAAACTTTACGCCTTGCATTAGAGGCGTTGCAAAACTCTTGGACAGAGCCTAATAATGAGCAATATGAAATTGAAAAAAATGCCATCACCGCCATTAAAGAAGCACTAGAAACAAAAGATGAGCCTGTTGCTTGGGGCATGGAAAAAGACGGAGTTATTCTTGATGTAATTTGCCCTACCGAACATGAGCGTGAAGAAGGTGAATACACCATACCTCTCTACACCCATCCTAAAGAATGGGTAGGACTGACAGATGAGGAAATTGAACAGATATATATGGATACCATGAATTTCCAAAAAATGGCAAGGGCTTTAGAGGCAAAATTGAAGGATAAGAACACATGAAAACACAAGAACAATGGGACGATTTAAAACAAAAAGTTAAAAATAACCATGGGTGGAATGGTTCAATGGTCAAGACTAAGTTTGTGTTGGCTGATGCCTTACGCAACCAAGTCTTAGAGGAAGTAGCTCAAGAGTTTGACAAGATGAAGTTTGGTGATACCTCCCATTCTTTTGCCATCTTCGTTAGAAACATGAAAAAATGATACAATTAACAAAAGATTAAGGGATGGCAAATGAGCAAACCAATGAGCGACTTCCAAAGGCAGTTTTTAGCTAAAGGAACTGGTCAGCAGTTATTCACTGAGCACGAGTTTAACGAGAAGTTAAGCCAAAAGATGGCAGAGATTATGGCAGTGGCTATCGACACATCCAAGACAGCAGTGATGATCGAGCGTGAAGCCTGTGCAGAGGTTGTACAGTGCCTTGCTGACCTAGAGGACGAGGGTGAGACTTGTACAGCCCTAAAGAACGCTGTAGAGGCTATTAGGAACCGTATACCTGCACAGAGGCAATGATTGAGAAGATACGCACGTTTGATGGGATAGTAAGAGGGACGCCACGCAATAGAAAGCTTGTGGTGATCGAGGGATATTTGTACAGATGTACTAACTGTGGTATAATTTGGAGAACTAAAGATGGCACAAAAGCCCACGACTGCACCAGCAAAGACTCGTGCGACACGCAAGGAAAAGGTAGTAATGCCGATTCAGCGCACAGTTGACGCAAAGACTACTAAGGCTCCGATACCGAAAGCCCCAACGCCAGAACAAGTCAACGATCTAGACTGGATGAACTGGGTAGAGTACGCCCAAGCTAGACTAAGATACTTAGAGAACAAGTTAGCAGGTGCTGAAAGCCAAATAGCAGAACTAAGAGCTAGTAACCTTGGACTCCAAAAGAGATTGCTCCAAGGCTAAGAACAAGTTAAACTTAAATAGTGCATAAGAGTTTGGGAGAACGTAATGCCTAGCCAAGTCGTCAACAAAGGTGGTAGACCAAGTACCTTCGATATAGATATAGCACAAGAGATATGTGCAAGGGTAGCTTCAGGCGAAACCATTCAAAACCTCACTAAACACCCCATATTGCCTTGCCAAGCAACTGTATACAAATGGCTTACACAATATCCTGAGTTTGCAGAGATGTTGCGTCAGGCGAGAGCAGACTACGCTGTAACGCTAGTAGATCAGTACGCTGAGATCATGGATAAGGAGCCTGCAACCTTCTTCGACAAGGAGGGAAACAAGCGTATTGACCCTGCATCAGTAGCTGACAAGAAGCTCAGGATGGAAGGTAGGAAGTGGTTAGCAGGGAAGTACAACACTCTCTTTGCTGACAGAGTTCCTGTTGAGAAGCCTCAAGAAGAGGGTCAAGTGGTGGATGTGATGGCTAAGGAGATTGTCACTACCCTAGTTAAGAACTATGAGATGAAGCGTCAGTTAGTGGTCTCCAATGCATGAGGAGATCATTGAGCAACTTCAAGACCCTGAGATTCAGGAGCACCTGAAGAAACTCCCTACTGAGGACTTGATCGCCTTCAAGTGGCACATGAGTTGGTTAGCGAACGCTCACGATCACCAGATTGTCCCTGCAGGTGAGTGGTGGAACATCTGGTTATTACTGGCAGGACGAGGAGCAGGGAAAACCCGAACAGCATCAGAGACCATCGGAAGGTGGGCATGGGAGCTTCCTAACTCTAGGTGGCTGTGTGCAGGGCCTACTAGCTCAGACGTCAGGGGAACCATGTTTGAGGGTGATTCTGGCCTCCTGAACGTCATCCCTCAGGAACTCATCAAAGACTACAACAAGAGCTTTCACGAGCTTACCCTGATCAATGGTAGCCTGATCAAGGGAATCCCTGCTTCAGAGCCTGAGCGTTTCAGGGGCGGACAGTGGCATGGGGCTTGGTGTGATGAACTTGCCGCATGGGATTACATCCAAGAAGCATGGGATCAAATCCAGTTCTCAGTTCGTCTAGGAGCCAAGACAAGGATCATTTGCACCACAACCCCTCGCCCTAAGGACTTGATCGTCGAACTGGTAGGTAGGGATGGAGACGACGTGGTGGTGACCACAGCCTCGACCTACACGAACCTAGACAACCTAGCTCCTAGCTTTAAAAAGCAGATTCTCCAGTATGAGGGCACCAAGCTAGGTAAGCAGGAGATTTACGCTGAGATTCTTGATCCTGAGGACACAGGGATTATTAAACGCTCGATGTTCAGGCTCTGGCCTAATGGTAGGGCTTTCCCTAAGTTCGAGTACATTCTCCAATCCTATGACTGTGCAACCTCAGAGAAGTTCGTCAATGATCCTACTGCCTGTATAACCTTAGGGGTGTTCAAGCCTACAGATGGCCCTATGAGTGCCATGGTGATCGATTGTTGGCAAGATAGGCTCCAGTACCCTGATCTACGCCCCAAGGTCAAAGAGGAGTTCGAGGTGGTGTTCGGTGAGGGGAAGGATAAGAAGAGGGTGGATCTGATTCTGGTGGAGGACAAGTCAGCAGGCATACAGTTGATTCAGGACTTACAAAGGGCACACTTGCCTGTCAGGGCGTATAACCCCGGTCGCATCGATAAAGTCCAAAGGCTCAACGTGGTCAGCCCTGTAATCGTCCATGGTAGGGTCTGGATACCTGAGTCTGCCAAGAACAAGGGTTACGTCAAAGACTGGGCAGAGGGAATGGTCAGCCAGATATGCTCTTTCCCTGAGTCAGCCCATGACGACTATGTGGATGCCATGACCCAAGCTCTGAGGTTCCTGAGGGACACTGGATGGTTGGATGTAGATGGGCCAAGACCAGATGACTATGACGAAGAGGATTATGTGGACTCAGGGATGGCTAAGACAAGAGGCAATCCCTATGCACAGTAAGCTAGACCGAAGCCCAAACCCTAGGCATAATAGTGGTTATTTCATTTCTCCGAGGTCATAATGCCCAACCCTCGTGCTCAGAAGCCTTTATCCTATGATCAGATCGTTAAAGATGCCAAGAGCCTTGGTGTACCTGCACAAGCCCTGTTAGATGCTCTAGCAGGTGGATTGAAGGGTTCAGTGACTGCTACAGTAGGTGCACCTGCTGATATATATAACCTCATCAACCAAGCTTCCTTTAGGGGACAGCTACCAAACATCCCCTTAGGTTCAGAAGACATTGCTAAGATGTTGCCTGACGTTATCCCTACCCAAGACAAGTCACGCCAACATACTGCTGAGGTAGGTGAACTAGCAGGGAGCTTCATCCCTACACCTATGGCAGGTCAGGCTGTCAAGGGTGCTGTAAAGCTAGGCAAGGTAGGAGCTAGGGCTTTAGGTGAGGAGTTAGGCAGACGAGCAGTGATGGGTGAGTCTTTTACCCCCCTGATGAATACAGCACTGCCTATGACCCATGTCATGAAGAACAAAGGTGGTAATTGGGTAGGTGATACTGTTGAGCGAGGTTTAGAGGGATTAAAGTCAGAAACTGGTTCAGGAACACCTGCCCAAATGGTTGACTTTATTGAAAGACAACTTAAAAATCCAGATTTAGGGGAAGAAGGTAAGGAAGTTCTTAGAAGGCAATTACCACAATATCATAAAGAATCAGCTATCAATAATTGGGTTGACAAGAACTTAACAAATTACGTTAAGAAAGAAATGGCTACGCCAGAAGACCCAGTGCGTAAGTTGGCAGAGCAAGGCATTACACATTTACCTGATAATGGAATTGATTATATAAATCAATCTGTTCCAGAGCGTCTAGCTTTAAGTCGCATGAAAGCAGGATTTCCTTCAATGGGTATAGGCCAATCTAACTTGGCTAAAGGATGGGAGAATCTGGCAGATAGTTTTATTACATCTTACCCTGCAAAAGAATATACCAAACCATTGACTAAATCAGAGATAAGCAGGGGTAGGAAGTCTGTTGTTCCAGAAAATCCTTGGTTGACGAAACTTGACCCTGAAACACAAGTCACTTATTTAAATACTCCAAGAGCATTGAGTAGTGATCTTGGTTTTACACACATCATGGATGTTCTCAAGCAAGACTTAGAGAACGGTCGCTTACGTCCTGAAAGTCTGAAGAACGTCAGCATGGAGCAGGCAGTGCGTCGTGCCCATGAGTACGACCAAGAGATGGCTAAGAAGATGGCAGAAGCCCAGATCAAGATGACTGAGGGTATGCCTATTCACAAAGAGTATCCCACTGGTCACAAGTGGATTGAGTTGAAAACTCCAGATACTGGAGACAAAACTAAATTGCCAGAAGGTTATTTAATTAAACAAGATAAAAATGATATGGAGCCTGCTCCTTATTATCTTTATGGGCCAAATCGTGATGTTATCAATGGTAAGCACAGCATTTACCACGCAACGCCAGAAGAAGCTATCGAAAGTGCACATAGAAATGAAAGCAATCAAAAATTAGCTGATGCTCTCAAGTATGAAGGCGAGACCATGGGTCATTGCGTTGGTGGCTACTGCCCTGATGTTATTGCAGGACGCTCACGCATCTTTAGTCTAAGGGATGCTAAGGGTGAACCTCATGTGACGGTTGAAGTTAATAAAGATCGTGATGCACCATCCTTTTATGAGCAGAATCAAAAGCTACTTGAAAGTCCACAGTTCAAAGAAAAGCATGATTATTTAAACAATGAGTCTGATTCCCCTGACCAATATATAAATGGGATGACTAAGTTGTTTAAAGAGTCTGGCTTGGTTGAGGGAAAGGATTACTTTGTCCCACCCCAAGTCACTGAAAACATTGTCCAAATTAAAGGTAAACAAAACCTTGCACCAAAAGAACAATATCTTCCTTTCGTCCAAGACTTCGTAAAGTCAGGCAACTGGGGTGAAGTGGGTGATTTAGGTAATACTGGACTCATTACAACAGATGAATTTCATCCAGACACTTTAAATAAACTTGGTATAAAACTTCCAAAATATTTAACGCCACAAGAAAAATCTGATTTAAATAATCATATTTACAATTTTCAACCAAACAACCCAAACACACATACTTTACCTGAGTCTATTCAGCCATTCAAAATACAACCAGAGCCACCAGTAGAAGGCATGAAGAAAGGTGGAGCAGTCACCATATCTGACAACCCAGACACTATGTTCATGGAAGTCATGGACAAGAAGATGGCAGGTGGTGGAGCAGTTGCAAAGATTGCTAAAGCCTTGGCTAAAGAGCAGGAGCTTATGAAAGCGTCTGAAGCTTTAGGAAAGATCGAGGGCAGGCCATTGGTGGTTACTCAAGCTGATCGTACCAAGGTAGGTGGTGGGTACCTTGGAGGCCCCGGCTTCTCTGGCATCCAACACACCAATCCTGAGTACAAGTCTGCAGAAGCTACTTGGGGGGTGAAGACACCCGGCGTTGCGAAGATGATCCTTGGTGGTGGTCAGAAGGCAGGCGAGAACCCTGTTTACTCCACAATGATTGGCTCACCCACACAGCACCAGTCTAACCAAATGGTATTTGACAAGCTTTACAAAGACTTCATGTTAGCCAACAAAAGAGGCGAGCTTGACCCTGAGCTTAGGGATTTAATCAATGAGAGACTGATTAAGGCTATTGACAAGGAAAAGAATCCTATCTTCCCATCTGACGTAGACATCACAAGCAAAGACTTCAAGAAGATTGCCAATACTTTTGACCGTAGATCAATTGCAGGGCACCTGATGGGTGGAGTTGGTGTGGGTGGAAAGAAAGGTCAAGTTATTGACTACGATAAGATTATTCGCAGTACAACCGACCCTGCCTTACTGGACGTTCCATCTGGATCGATTGGCAACAGGCTGTTTACTCTAAGTGGTGGTATTGTTGATCGCCCAGACTTGCACCCTGCTTTCCCATCCATCCTACAGGGTGAAGACTTGGGTCTGACATTCAATCCAGTTCCTAGAGAACTTTTGATGAAGGACTTCATTGAAAAGACAAAGGCTGAGAAGGGCAGGGATCCGGGCTACATGGACTACACCAGAGGCTATCCCCCATCACAGTTGATCACTGAAGAGCTTCTGACTGAGCTACAGAAGAAGGGCTACAAAAAGGGTGGAGCTATCAAGAAGGCTCAAGGTGGCGAGATCAGCGAAGACGACATCCAGATGGAAGTGAGACCACTATGAGCGTCCTAGGACAACTAGCGAAGGTCGCCAAAGCCAAACCCTTACGCTCTACGCTAGACGAGGCTGTAGAGGCTCTAGCACGTCCTAAGGGCACTGGTGCTGAGTACCTTAAGGAGATCGAGAAGACCAAGGGCGTCAAGCCTACAGAGATCAAAGAGCGTGGCATAGACAAGGTTCTGGCTAACCTACCTAAGGTGAATAAGGAAGAGATCGTTAAGGCTGTGCAGTCTAAGGCTAACCCTGCTATCGAAGAAAAGGTGTTGGGGGCAGGCACTTACAAGGAGTTAACGCCTAAAGAAGCCAAAGAGTTAAAGGAAATGGTTGAAGAGCACAAAAGAGATGAGCTTCATCCATCCCATTACACTTACATGGTTGATTTGTTAAATAGAAGCGAAAAGTCTACCAATCAAAGCCTTGAGCAAAAAGTTGACAGTATCTTTGATCAAATTCAAAAAGCTAGGGCTAATGGTCAAACAAGACTGGCTCGTGAGTTGTCTGATGAGATGGATGTTCTGTATGACAGACAGCAAAGATTAGACAAAGTTGTTGAAGACCCAACTAAGTATGGTCAATACACCATACCTAATGGTCAGAACTATCGTGAGATATTGTTGAGATTGCCACAAAAGGAAGGCGAGCAGTTTCAATCAGGACACTTTGAGGAACCAAACATACTAGCTCACATGAGGATAGCTGACCGTACAGGCCCTAATGGTGAGAAGATATTGCACCTTGAAGAGCTTCAGTCTGACTGGCATCAAAAGGGTAGGAAACAAGGTTACAAGGAGGCAAAAGAACCTGTACACGCCCAAGCATATGATGCTTACATAAAAGACTTGATGAATAGGTATCACGAAAGATTGCGTGAAACTTATGGAAATGATTACAACATATCGATGAATGCTGAACGTGACCCCACAAAAGTTGCTGAATCTATGGGGGAACTTGATACATTACAAGACAATTTTGCTCGTATGTATCAAGAAAG